AGGAGAACCCGGACGCTGTGCAGTCGTGCCAGCAGGCAATGCAAAGTAACCAGTCGAACTATTCGCTGCATCCGATACAGCCGCAGGGGTTGGAACGCTGTTGATGTCCATATACCGGGCATCAGCTTCCGTCTTTGTGTAGCCATCAGACAAGCCGCGTGGCAGGTAGGCGACTGCTTCGATGACATCACCAGATGCTGCGCCAGATGCTAATGCGAACGTAGATCCATTGGACGCGGTGTAGTCGTCACCGTTAATTAGCTTGACGCCGTTGTGATAAACATCGAGGTAGCCGACTGTGTAGCCGCTGCTCGGAGTAAATGTCGTTTGCCCAGCGGTTGCAGTGAACGTCGTAAGAATACGCTGTGATGCGACGCCGGGAGAGTTACCGATATATGCCATGTGTCTTGTCCCTTAAACTGCGTAGCGGATGATGACGATGCCGGAGCCACCGTTAGCCGCCGCTAAGTTGTCGCCTGACCCATTGCCGGGGCCATTAACAGACGCACCACCAGCGCCGCCTCCAGTGTTAGCCACACCGGGAGAGCCAGCAAGAAAGGTTTGGGATGATGCTCTAGCACCATTACCACCGCCACCTAACCCGCCTGTTCCAGCAGTTTTGCCACCCTCAGTCCACGGAGCGGCACCTCCGCCGCCACCGCCAGCGTAGTAGGTTCCAAGAGATTTCCAGTTAATGCCGACCCCACCATTACCCGCAACACCAGATGAACCACTGCCACTAGCATTTCCGCCTGCGCCGCCAGCACCGCCTCCACCGCCCCCACATCGAGTAGTGTTACCAGTACCTGTTCCTCCAGCATTACCTTGTCCGGCTGTTCCACTCGCGCCAGAAGTTGGGTTATATCCACCACCGCCACCAGATCCGCCGGAGGCGGCGGAATGACCGGAATAACCAGCACCTTTTCCGCCTCCAATCGCAGTTTGACCAAAGGCTGTGCTGCTAGATCCGCTATTGCCATTGCCTGCGCCGCTTGCTCCAGCGCCACCAGCGCCAATGACAATCGAATATGTTTGTGCCGACAAAGAGACCGTCGAATCAATTACACCACCACCGCCACCACCACCAGCGCCAGTGGCGTGTGAGCCTGCACGATGGCTTCCCCCACCAGCAACAATCAGATACTCAACAGTCCCTGAGCCTTCCGCAGCAAAAGTTCCAGACGAAGTGAAGGTGTGATACTTGTACCCGCCGGAAATCGTAACCGTACCGCCGGTTGCGGAGAACTTGTTGGACAACTGATCCCATCCCGTACCGTTGTAGGTTTTCATCGCCTTATTTACGGTATCAAACCAAAGATCGCCTGCGGTCGGGCTGGCAGGTGCGGTTGCGGAGCGAGTGACCTCTGTGCTTGCTGCGATGGCAGCATCCGCTTCTGCGCGGGTGTAGCCGTCTACCTGAGTTACGCCTTGGGATTTGCCGATATAACCGCCCATTAGGTTTGCTCCAGTACGCTCACGATGACATCAATAGCTGAGTTAGTATCTGCAGTTACGGTGATAGCCTCCCCCGTCTCAGCAATGAGTTTCCCATCGAGAACACCCAGAGCAGAGCCGGACGGAACCGGTGCATCCTTAACAATATAAACAGAGCCTAACTGAACAGATGCGGTTACTGATGAACCAGTCTTATTCGCTAGGTTAAGGCCCATGAGAATCCCGGTAGTAGAGGCAGGGATGGTGTAGATAGTTGCACCACCCGTCGTTGCTTCTCCGGTATAGTTTTTGAAGACGTTAGCCATTCTATTTTACCCCAATGCAATCGCTAGAGCAGTTGAATCATCTACAGTTGCGTAGTTGCTAGTATTGTTGAAAGAAAACACACCAGTTGAACTGTTGTAAGAAATGTCACCACTGGCGCTGACAGAGGATCTTGCACCCGCCTGATCTACGTACGCAGAGTCATTGGTGAACGTAGATACGTTAGTCGGTTGCGTGTAGCTGATGACACCAGTCGAAGAGTTGTAAGAGAGCGAGCCAGTCGCACTTACTGAGCTACGAGCCTGAGATTGGTTGATATACGCAGCATCGTTAGTGAAAGAACTTACGTTAGTTGGCTGAGTATAGCTGAATACACCTGTAGTGCTATTGTAGGAAAGTGACCCGGTAGCACTGACTTCACCACGGACATTGGACTGGATGTTAGTAATATCTGAGTAGGCAATAGTAGCGTTACTCAACACAGCGTTACTAATCGTATTGCTGTTCATGTTGAGGGTACCAGTCATGGTATCTCCAGCAACATCTACGAACTGATTAGCAGCCAGTGTAGCGTAGTACTTAGCAGAGTATTCGGTACCGTCTACAGTACCACTCGTCTTAGTAGCCCAGTTCTCTGCCAGAGTAGCAGAAGCAGAAGCGTTAGACTCACTGGTAGCTGCATTGGTTTCAGAAGTAGCCGCAGCAGCAGCACTTGCAGCAGCCGCAGTTGAGCTGCCTAAGATACCATCTACGTAAGTCTTGTTGGTAGCATCACCACCAGAGACTGGGGCTGCTACACCACTGATCAGGTTAGTACCCATGTTGAGGGTACCAGACATGGTGTCACCGGACTTGGCTACACGAGTATCTCTCTGAGTATCTACGTAGCTCTTATTAGTCAGGTCGCTGGAAGCAGAAGGAGTTGCAGTACTGGTAACCTTATTAGAACCCATATCGATGGCACCTGTCATGGTACCACCTGCTAAGTTCAGCTTAGTAGAGTCTACGCCGTCTACGTATGCTTTAGTAGTCGCGTCCTGCGCTAGGGTAGGATCACCCATGCCAGTGATCTTGTTCGTACCCATCGCAATTGCGCCAGACATTGTGCCGCCTGCAAGAGGTAGCTTAGTCGCAATGCTGTTAGTGATCGTAGTACTGAAGTTAGCATCGTCACCGATAGCCGCCGCAAGTTCATTAAGCGTGTTTAGAGCACCCGGAGCCGCATCTACAAGTGCAGCTACCTCAGAATCTACATAGCTCTTAGGAGCAGCGTCAGAAGAGCTCACAGGGGTTGGGACACCAGTAACAGTAGCACCACCAGTCATGGTGATGTTGCCTGTCATAGAGCCGCCAGCAAGGTTCAGCTTCAGAGCGTCATTCGTATCGACGTAGCTCTTAGTCGCAGCATCCTGAGCATTAGTAGGATTGGTCAGGTTAGTAATGGTAGCAGTAGTGCCTGCATCCATATTCAACGTGCCATTGATGGTCACGTCATTGAAGGTAGAGGAACCAGAGGATGCGGTTACGTTACCAGTCAGGTTACCTGTGACGTTACCGGTCACATTGCCAGTGATGTTACCTGTAACGTTGCCCGTTACGTTACCAGTGACGTTACCTACAAAACCAGTATTGGCTGTGATCGTAGTACCAGTGATAGCAGAAGCAGAGGTGCCACCAATAACAGTACCGTCTACGGTACCACCATCAATGTTCACGCTAGAGCCTAGGTTAACGGTGCCCGTAGCGGTCAGGTTAGTGACTGTAGCAGGAGCAGAGGAGGTACCACCAATCGTCACGCCATCCAGAGTACCGCCATTAATATCTGCGGTATCTGCATTAAGTGAATCTATGTTAGCAATACCATCAATATAGAGGTTACGCCATTCCTTGGTGCTTGAGCCAAGGTCATAAGTATCATCAGTAGTCGGTACAACCGAACCCGCTACTTGGGAGTTCAGAGTGAGGGTATCACCTGAGCCAGTGCCTACCGTAGCATTACCACGGATGAGGGCAGCATCGGCATTAAGCTGATCAATTTCAGCAATACCATCTACGTAGATATTCTGCCATTCGTTCGTAGCAGAACCGAGGTTATAGGCACCATCCGTCAGAGGGAGGATGCTGGTATTCACACGACCGTAGAAAGTTACTTGGTCAGTAGCAGCGTTACCGAGGATCACATTACCATTCAGGTAAGAGATTCCTACAACGGTCATGTTGGAGTTGGTGCTAAGGTTACCACCAAAATACCCAGTACCTGTAGTGGTCACGTTACCAGAGATAACAGCGTTACCTGTCAGGGTGAGGTTACCACCGATAGAGGCATTGCTGGTCAGGGTGAGAGTGTCACCGCTTACAGCATCAATATAGCCAGTACCATCAATGTAGATGTCCTTGAACTGGTACGTGCTAGTACCAAGATCTACGAGATTGTTAGCAGATGGGATAACGTCATTGGACGGAGTAACGCCCAGCGCCTCTACCCAGAAAGCATTGTTGGTAGTGTTGGCAACGCAGACGTACAAACGGCCGGTAGACCCGTCGATCCAAATGGAGCCCGGGGCATAACCAGCCGTGTTATCGTCAGTTGTAGTTGGGACGGAGCTTGCAGTAGTATTGTTGAGGCCGCCCGTACCACCGTTTGCAGGAAGCAGGTATCCAGATACTGAAGTACCTAGGTTAATCGGTGGAGAGTTGCCAGCAGACCCATCGTGGCTGTGGCCAGTAGATGGATCAAATGCTGCAGCAAGCTGGTTTAACTCAGCATTCAGCGGAGGTGCCGTAATATTAGCACCGTTAACGATGTCAGCTACTGATTGACGAGTGTAACCTGCCATTTAACGTCTTCCTGCAATAGAGAATTCAAATACGATCCCTTGGATGGAGTACGGACTAAAATCCCCCAAGGTCACGTACGTCAGCTGGGTCGAAAACCCAGAGCCTTGTACGGAGGTGGTAATGATTGGTTTCTCATTACCGCCGTAGTTGATGTTTTGGCCGCCGTAGTTAATGTTACGGCCTTTATATCGTACCGGAGCACCACGAGAGCTTGCTGAGTACGAAGATGGACGAACAACCGTCGGATCATCCCAGTCGAAGGTCATCGCCATGTTCATGGTTAGGGGGCCTTCTGACCGGATAAAGGTATTCACCTTACGCATCGTCTTGCGAACTTCCGTGTCCCCAAAGTCGTAGTAGGGGGTGGAGTAGATCGCTAGGATGTCCTGTCCATTGAAATTACTGCCCTGCTCCTGTCGGTAGATGCATCCATCATAATCTCCGTGGAGCACCAGCTCTTCTCGGTTCACGTATTCAGATGCACAAGCACTTGCACGAATACCGATGAGCTCACCGAACTCCCACCCTAGGCGTTGGTCGGCTGAGCGAAGGCCACCGATGATACCGAAGCTATCTGTGGTAGCTGTGTCGTCATCACCAATAAAATAACGGAGCTGTGACTTAGAACGGATCACAACACCGTTGAGGGTGTCTAGGTCGTAGTCTCTAGGCAGCTCAGTCAGCAGTTGCTGGATATCCTTAGAGATGGTCTCCAGCTCAACGTCACCAATGCGACTGGTACCTGCCACAGGGCGGAGTCCGTCCGGGGCTAGGAATACGAGGTCACCACCAATTTCGAGTACGCTATCACGGGCAATACAACCAACGTTGGCCGTTACGTTATCCAGTACAAAGCCGTAGGTAACGTCTGGAGCAACCTTCTTGATGGCATTGTTGCCGAATACGAAGAGGTCATCTCGGAAAGGCTTAAACTGTACGACATCGAAGCCAATGGAAAGCTGCCCAGCGCCAGCCGCTACGGTAAAGTTATAGGGATTATTCGGGGCCGAATAGGCCACAGTAGCTGACGCCTGAACGTCCCCACCCAAGATAATGTGGTTCTCAAATACATCCACTAGAGCGGGTGCATCGAGACACTGATCTCCGCCCGGAGCATGTGGCCCACTTTGGTCGGAAGTACCATCCCCAGTAGAGAGGAGGACATCCCAGTGATAGCCGTCAAAGATGAGTGCTGGGTTGATGCCGTCTACGAAGATCAGGTTGTTGCCGTCCCCGAAGTTGAACCCAACATGGCGCAACTTGTTAACGTGGGTACCTGCACCGTCCGTAGTGGAACGGAAAATATCGTGATCCAGTACGTAGCGATCCCAGCCAGTAGGAGTATGACGAAAGAAACCATACTCATTGGGATCAATGACAATTTGCTGCCCTGCAGTTGCTCCAAAATTGAGCTCAAGCGTGCTACTGTTTGGCACAGTATAGCCGCTAGAGTAGAGCAGTGATCCACCCTGCGTCACAAAGATATGGCTGGCAGGATTATTAATCTCTAGGGTGCGGCCGTTGTCATCAACACCGGTAAAGGTAGTCTGACCCGCTGTAGCCGTGAAGTAGTAGGGCTTCAGTTTCCTAGCAACAATAATAACTGCTTCATGTGCAATTCTATCTTTGTAGATTGCAACGGAAAGGATCTTGCCCTGACAATCGTTCGGGGCCACTTCCGCATAATTCTCATCGTATGGCTGGAAGCCTTCAATACGACGGTAGCCCCCATAGAGGCTCACTTCATAATTCACTAGGCGTGTGGCACAGCCCGGCTTGTTCTCTGAGATGTCTAGATGGTTCTCAGTTGAATCAAGTCCGCCGCCACATACTACCTTAAACGATTGAATGCGATCAGGCATTAGGCCCCCGCTCTACTCTTACGAATGACCCGAGTGTCTTGGAGGTATTCGTATTTGTTGATCAGGATGCTTTGCATTTCTTTGAGGCCCTGCTGGAAGATCTGTGCAGTAACCCCGGCTGCTTCCATGTTATCCCTGAACATGTAGAAGTGATACAACGCACCGTTGATGATCACATTGTCATATGTAGCCGGGATGCGGGTCTCATCATCGTATAGAGAGAGATCCGTATGATTCATGAAGTAGCGGAACCTAACGGTATAGGCCGCATCCGGTGAAGGGGTTACGCCATAACCATTGCCGTGTGATGGGAAGACATACTCGGGTAAGCCACGTCCAACGACACCAGCATCCATATCGTCGTCACGGTGGTTAGTGTACCACTCGTCACGATCCATAAACTTGAGGGATTTGTACCCTGTACCAAGACCGGAATTCGCTTGAATCTGGAAGGAATTCCAATCTGAAATCTTGAAGTAGGTAGGCCAAGAATACTCTTCTTGCCCAACTGCTAAAATCTGAGTGTGTTCGGCAGCATTGAACGGCCATTCAAACTCAGCCTGATTGATCTTAGCCACAGACGCCTTAATAGCATCCTTAGCCAAAGCCTGAACGCCACGAACATTAGGAAAATCGGCCTGCGAAATCTCAACCTCATTGAGGCGGCGCAACAGCTGATTAGTAAGATCTATAAACGTGGATGGCATTAGAACTATCTCTTACAAACGTGGAAAAGGCGACCCCCCTTTCGGGGGGCCACCACCACTAGCTCACTTAGGCGAGGTTGTAGTTCGCAGTGAACAGAGCTTCCGGACGCAACACCTTACGACCGTAGAGCTGCATGCCACGAACGATGTCAGCAAAGCTGTCAGGATCGCGGTAAGACTCGGTCTTGTTGAGCTGCTGTGCGGTTGCTACTGCGCTGTCGTGACCAGCAACCAGAACGCCGAAGTTGTCTTCAGAACCGGTGCTGAGGGTAGTACCCGCACCAGTACCGACGAACGGCAGGTTGTTGGACTTGTAGACGCGGAAGCCACGGATGAGGCCAGAGCCTACACGACCGTTGCGCAGTACGTCACCAGCATCCTGACCACCAGCATAGTCATTCGAGATGAACTTGCTGTTTTCGTCCATCAGGATTTCGTAGAATACCGGATCAGCCACAAACCAGCGGCCTTCGGTGTCTACGTTAGCCTGATCCATCTGACGAGCGATGCGGTTCAGGACGGCGAGCGGAGAAGTGATACCAGAAGCACCACCACCAGCCGCAACCGGGATAGAAGTTACTTCACCGAGTACACCCAAGTCAGAACCACCGAAGTCGGTGATGTCCAGCTTGTTGGCAGCCAGCAATTCATCGTTACCAGCAGAAGAATCTGCCTTAGTACCGTTTGCTGCACTACGACGGATCCAGCTGCCACCGGCGTTCAGTTCCCAACCAGCGAGGTAACCCAGAACTTCACCGTCGAAGGTGTCACGCAGACGGTAAGCAGCACGATCCGTTGCCAGATCCATGAAGTTAACGTGGCTGTGTGCAGCTTCGATGTCATCGATCTTGAACATGAAGTAGTTCGCCTGATCGACAACGAGGCTGAAGTCAGCATCACTCAAGTTCTGTGCTGCGACAGTGGTGCCACGAGCGTAAGAGCTTACAGTGATTTCCGGCTCCTTGATGATGCGAACGCTGTCACCGAAGTTAGCGATCTCACCAAAGTAGTCGGTGTTGGTGATGTCTTCTACAACAGAAGACTTACGGAAAGACTTTTGGACTTTCTGACTATAAATGACCGGCGAGAAATTGCCGTTCGGCAGGTTGCCATAACCTGATGCGGTTGAAAATGCCATTTTAATTTCCTCCTGTTAAGGTCGTTTTGGCATCGAAAACAGCCGGGGCTGCTTAGGGGTTCAAAACGAACACTTGCTTCAAGAGGCCAACTTCACTGGCCGGGTAACGCACTAAGACGGGCCGGTCACAGTTGGGTAGTCTGCTGCTTGTTGTTCGTTGTATGTGGTTTTAATAACCACACTATGGACTCAGGAATTAGAGTCAGTGGTTGCCTCCAAAGAGGGGCACCTAGTCATATTTCTGAGGGGGTTGGGGAGAGACAGGAAGAGAAATGAGAAATACCCATCTCTCCCCGAAAGACATTAGTTGGTGACATTATATCACCTTAGCTAATGTCATTACAAGTAGATTTATGCAGCCTTGCCGCTTAAATCGTACTCGAATAGGCCATTCCGCATTGCTTCGGTAATTGCAGCCTCATTCTTCTCGAATTCAGCGGCACTCATCTTAGCAACTTGGCTTTCCTTAAAACGGGCCTTGCCATTGCTTACGGAAGCTCCGGTGGCACGTCCTACGGATTTAGCGGCATCCGATGAACTGGATACACGCTTTTTCTTAATACCGGCATCAGCCTTATAAAGATCAATGGCACGTGCTGCTGCACGAGCGTCGGTATTGTTCTTGTAGAGGGAGTCCTGCACCCACTGAGGCTGCTCACTGACCCACTCATGGAACCGGGAGTTAGCACGGATCTCGTCGAAGTCCGGGTGTAGCCTACGAAGCTCCTGTTCCGCCTTCTCACGCTCGATCTTCTGCTCCAGCTTCTGAATACCGGCCAGCTTCTTCTCACCGATGGCAAGAGCTTCCTGTACTCGCTTCTGGGCAATCGTATCGACGATCTTGGCAACGTCTGGGTACTTTTTGGCCCATTCCGCTACCTCTGAGTCCGTCTTCGGGAAACGGATCTGCTGACGAGTTGCGCTATCTAACTGATTTCGCATCTGCGCCATCTCTGCGTCTTTCTGCTGCATCATCTGCTGCATGTGACGGCGTAGATCGCCATAGCGCTTCTTAAATGTGCCTTCTTCCGGATCTCCGGATTCAATATCATCCTGCTCTTCTACAATATTTTGAACAGGCAATTCTTCCTTGTATACGTCCTCACGGTACGCACCTTGGTACTTAGCCATAAATAACTCCTAGGGGGCCGAAAAGTAGACCGGCGATGCCGGTGGTTCTGCGGGTAGCCCGTGCCGCAAATAGAGCGACCGTCTTATTTTGAGATTACGGCAAAGCGTACAGACGGTTTGTAAGCAAACTGGCCCGGCTCTGAAGGGTAGAGATCTTCGTCGTCTTCTTCTTCCTCGACGTCCATCATCTCTTCTTCTACTTCGTGCTCAGCTGCTTCAATTTCATTGCCTTCAGCAGTTTCGTGAGAGGTATCTTCTTCAAGATCCTCTTCGTCTTCTTCTTCTAGATCTTCTTCATCAATAGTCTGAATCTGACCATCCATATGCATAGCCATCAGGCCCATCTTGGCCTCATCACGAAGCTGCATAAAGGTCTTCAGACCGTGGTAACGGACTACATCCGCCGGTACGACGTACTCACCAGAACTAATCACAGCTGGGATATCGTCACGTACGTTTTCCGGCGAACTGCCCGGAGGGATGTCATTGCCGGATACCGGATCAGTACCGACACTTACCTCAAAGGTATCTGGGAACATAAGACTCATGGGATCACCACATGGCATAGCAATGCCTCCTTTTGCGAAGCCCATAGGCTTACGTTTAATTTGAAATCTATCTAAATATTGTTGTGCCCTTTCAGGCTCCATGATCTCCATACGTCCATCATATTCCTGCTGAAATATGGGGTTCTCGTTATGGATCATATAATCAAAGGCATCTGCCGCTTCTTGAGTGTCGAATACCTCAAACACACCTTCTTCAAGGGCTCTGTCTCTAGCATCCTCAAAGCTCAGCTCTTTGCCGTCCCAAATAGTTGGGATGATGTAGTTCTTTCCACCTTCCTCAAACTGAGCTGTGTAGATGGTAGAAATACTTCCATCGTCACGCTCTACCGCCGTGTTGTTGGCTAAGTTTCTTAGGTGGTGCTTTGTTAGGTTGTCTAAGCGGTCTGAACGAGCGGTGGACTCAAATTGAACGTAATACAACGCATCTGGAATCTTCTCGAACTCAAGGTCGATATCAGACTCTAGGGCCGCTTTTTTATCCTCAGTAAATTCAATGGCGCCGTTACTCTTTTGGTAGAGACGCTCTACACCATTGATGATGTTTTCTTTCAGATCCTTGACCTGATCTTGGTCATAAAGATTGACGCCCTGTGCTGCCAGATAACGGATGGCTTGCTCCATCGACAGGTCATCTCCACGAGACAGAGAGCGATACAGATCTAGACCCGTTGTAGCGGCTTCATAGCTGCTGTCCTGATCCGTAAACCTGTCCTTGAATTCACCAAGGACTTCTAGCGGGTTGTCTGCCATCAGGCCTTGGTAGTGGCCCGTTTCATGGATGGCAGTATCTATACGACTTTGATCTGATCGAAACTGCCCAGCTAAGCGCCCTGTTTTAGGCGAACCAAACAGGGTCTCTGGTGTGACTACGCCAACGGCAGGGCTACCAGAAATGTTATAGGAATTCTCATCACCAAGAGCTACGCCAACAGAATACGGAGCCCTATCCAGCAGATAGCTATCCAGCTCTTTTAGCGGTTCTGGTGCTTTCTCAGCAACATCCTCATTATCGAACTGAAGGCGATCTAAAAGCTCAGTCTGAGCCTTAGTATTCTGGTCGAGCATGTAATCAAACCCTTCCGGGTACTGCTCTTCAATCTTATCGACGTCTCTGACGATGGAGCCATGTCCACTGTACATACGCCAATCAGTAGCATCACGAAGCTCTGGGCGGAGCTCCAGATACTCTTGGAAACCTTTGGCCATTACTTAGAGCCCTCTATCGATTGTTCTCGAAGTGTTTGGAAACGACGGAGCTCAGCAATTGACCCTTGGATCTCAAGAACTTTATTGAGTTCTTTAGTGTTCTCCAGATAACCACGCAGCGTTTCGATACGGTTTCTCACAAATAGCTGCAGCAATTCATAGCGCTCTAAGTCGTTGACTAAGGGAAGTATTGCTCTCGCAGTATCCTTATCCATTAAGCGGGTGCTCCCTGTTGGCCCCCGTTATCGCCGCCCCCTGCGCCAGTGAAACCTGCTGCTCCCGGGGCTGGTGCAGCGCCCGGTGCGATATTACCGCCACCTGTCTGGGTAGGATCATTCGGTGAAGGTACTCCACCACCTGCCTGCGGGCCCTGAGCGCCCTGCTGAGGAGGAGGCATCAGTGCAGCAATCTCTGCCATCATCTGAGCCTGAATGGCTGCCTCACGAGGATCGTTAAGGATCTTGTCCTCATCCAAATCCATCGATGCTGCCATCTCACGAAGGATGTAATCGTACTTCACGAACGGAGCCATTGCCGGGTTGGCAGTCATCTGCATGAACTGCAGGAGACGCTGGCTACGGATCTCATTACGCATCAGGCTCTCAGTGCCCTTTGCAACGACTTCAAGGGAGCCCTTGGCAACGTCCTTGTCGAAGTTGAATTGCATGTTGAATGAGAAAAGAGCACGGCCCAGAGGAGCAAGCAGGTAGTCATCTACATTGCGGACTACAGCCTTAATATTCTGTGCTGCAGCGCCCATGAGCATGGACATACCGGAAGCCGTACGGCCTACGCCAACCACACCACTCATACCATGGGCATAGCTTGGCATACCGGTAGATTCATCAGCAAGCTGACGTGCCTTATCGAACATCATCAGACATTCGTTGGTCACATTCGGGAACTTAGTACCGAAGATAGCCTGTCCCGGAGCACCTGCCTGACGACGGAATACTTTACCCGGATAAACCTTCATATCCTGACCGGGGACGAGGTTAGTCTCATCAATCTCAATCAGGAGGTTGGAAGACAGGGCAGCATTGTCCACTGCCATACGCATGAAGCCATTCATGATCTCCTGCGTATCTTCCATATTCTCTGCAACACCGACACCAAAGAAGCTATAAGGATTAACTTCATATGGAACCGACATGTACGGGATGCGGTTCGGAGTGAACGGATTGAGTACCAGACGGAGAATCTGACCATTACAAATCCAAACGTTGACCTGTAACTGGTCACGATCCAGTAGATCTTCTGGGATATCGAGATCTGCCTGTTCAGCAATGTCTGCGTCTACAACGCCCCAATACTCCAGAACCTCATAGCGGTTGATGTCCGTAGTGTTCTGGTTGTCCTCAAGGGCATCTTCCCAGTAATCAGCCGTATAGTTGGCACCATACTCGATAGCGAGCTCAATGCTTTCTTCACGGAAGTAGGGACGGTTCTTGAGGGCACGAAGCTGTGTGCGGCTCATGCGGTGACGTTCAATGACGTACTCTGCATCGGTCATGCTGCGTGAGTCTGGGTCTGGGTAGAAGTTCCAGACAGACGTAGCTTCAATCTTAGGAATGGTACGGTACTCAGGCTCATACTCACCGTCTTCATTCCAGCGAGCATATTCCTTATCGAAACCAAAAGGCCCCTTCAGGATACCCGTACCAAATAGGCACATCTCAAATGCGCCATTGCGGAGATGGGTAGAAGCATTCGTTTCATCGAGCTGATCGTGCATGGTCTTCTCCATGCGACGTGCTGCATCTTTAGCAGGCTCGAAGGTGAATGATGTCGGGGTAAGGCCTACGCCCGGTTTAACTTGATCAGCAACACGTTCCAGCTGACCTTCATACACACCAAGGGCAAGCTCAGGACGGGCTGCTGTAGCGGAAACTGTGCGAGTAGGCTTGTTGCCCATCTCTCCGAGCTTCTCATTAATCTTTTCTTCGGTAACTTCTTGAGGGTCAAAGTAGGCTGCATCAGAAACGCCAACGGCAGAGCTGGGGGCCTCAACACCGATAGGGAACTTACCACCTGCAAACAGGACATCTACGACCTGAGCATACGCAGCCAGTACCTTGGTCTTGGTGATCTTGATGAAGGCCTGTGACTTCTCAGTCTCAGTGAACTGTACTTCCGGCCCGTAGATACCACGATAGTTGCGGTAGGCCTTGAGCCAACGCTCTTCATCCGGCTGACGCCATGTCTTGGATGCCTCAAAACGGCCATTCACCCAAGAAACAAGACCAGAATACTCAAGATTCTGTTCTTCTACATTGCCGTTTTCTTCGAGCTGAAGGACATTATCCTCACCGGGATTCATGTCTTCAGGGCGATCCATTATTGCCATAGTTTAATACCCAAATCTCGTACTTGCAGGGCGGTAGCCTTGCGGTGCTGTTCTTCCCCAGTCTTCGAACGGAGAAGTTGCCTTCGGCCTCGACATGATGCCGTAGCGAATAGAGTCGTACGCATGGTCATTCTTGTAGCGTACGTCGATGTCATCCCCGCCCTTCGGATCACTCGGAATTACGGGTAAATCTGCGATGACTTGCCTGCAGGTGTTGAAGAACACGATGCCCGGTACTTCGGTTGCATCATCTATTTTCAACAGCTCATGAAGCCTGTTCTTACCGGCTACACGTGCTCCTGCACTACGATCACTAGGACGCCATCTGCATCCCATGCTGATCATCTCTTCAGCGATACTGGGGCCTATCTGCCCCCGCTGATGCCAGCAGCTACTGTCGAGCATACCATACTGGATGTTCTCACCACGCTCAGCATCCATGACCAGCTTAGCAAGGTCTCTACCGGTCTGCTTACTGACGTAGAGCTCCCGATAAACAATCAGGGTTTCATATGCCGGATCTATCGCAAACCAATGTACGGCACTGTAGCTGCTGTAGCCGTAGTCACAGGATCTAAACCGTCTCCAGTCACCGGGGATCTCAAACGGATCTACCACGTGGACTGACTGCCTAAACTCTGGGAAGGCTGCACCATCTGCTACAGCCCAATCACCTTCCAGAAGTTGCCTACGCTGCATCTCTGGGAGAGAGAGTAGGTTGGCTTCATACGCACCGTCATCAAACAGGTACGGGTTATCTCGTAGTGTAGCAGGAATAAACCGTCTGTAGAATAGTGGCTTCCCTGCTTTAGCGTGCCCCTCTGGATACGTGAGGGGCTCACCCGTCTCCATATCCCGAGCTGCAAAAGCACTATTCGGTGGAGCAGGATCAATGAACATCTGCTTCACCCATTGGTGTCCGGGGCCGCCGGGGTTCGTAGTAGCCCGCATGAAGATGGGGAGTTCCGGGTCTGTCGTTCTTAAACGAGAACGCATGTAGTTCCACGCAAACGGCGTAGAGTGCTGCGTCAGCTCGTCAAACCCGATGTAGCTGAATGCCTGACCTTGGTAGCGTAGAACGTCTTCCTCACGTTCTAGGTAAGTCATCCATAACCGGGCTCCGGAAGGGAACACCCACTGGCTCTTCTTCTCTTGCCACTTCGACCCGGGGTAAGCCTTTGGATACAGCTCCTGTGACTTCCATATCAGTTCACGGAGTTCGTCGTTCGTACGACGTAAGATCAGTCCATTGAAGTTCGCGTTACCGAAGTAGCGCATGGGGTCTGCGAGGAGGCCGATGGATTTACCACCACCCGCTGCGCCCCCATAGAGGACTTCTCTTTCTGGTGCCGCCAAAAACTCTGTCTGCGGCCCCGGGTTCGGTGCGAAGATGATTGGCCGAGGGTCTTTATTCGGCGTTGCATTGAAGTCCAGTGTGTCGGAGAACTCCATCCGCTTCGGGATGAATTGGACTTCTTCTTGTTGCTTTTCTGGTTCTTCTTTACCTTCAAGCTCAGCAATCTTCTTCGTAGATTTGGTGAGGAGCATCTTAGCCGTCTGCTGCTTACGCTTGGCAGCGGCCATGTCCTTTTCTTCTTTCGTCTTGGGAGCCTTTTCTTTCTGCTCCCTTTTTAACTCTCTCTGACGCTTACTATTACGAGTACGCTTCCAGAGGTTAGCCATACCTTGGTGCGAGATAGGACGAGGTAGTTTCGTACTCGCCCACTCTGCTACCTGTCGGTATGAGGCACCTTCATCTAGATGGTCACAGGCCTGCTCTAAGACGGCAATCTGATCCCAGTCCGGGAGGAGCTCAACAGAGCCCTCTTCCTTCGGTACATATCCGAAAGGGTAAGAGGCAGTTCCGTTAGCCCGTTTTCTTTCTGGCCAACGATTAATCCACTTCTGTGGAATCTGCGTCTTGTCCGTCATCTACGGGCTCACTCTGTTTCGGTGGCAGAATAAACATGCCCCCTTCCGGCCCCTTGACTTCAACCAATTCCTTTTTAACCAGACCCGCACGGTCTAAGACTTCACGGGCTGCTGCTACTGCATTCCGTGCTCCAATCGACGTAGGATCATCGAGGACACCTACGATGCTGAACGTAGCCTTGGGGGCATTCGTAGCGAGCATGGTAGAAGTACGTTCAATGATCTCATTCTTCAGAGGCTCTACAACCTCAAACGTCTTGGTGTAGTCCGAGTAACCGGCCATACGCATGGCAGTACGGATATCACCACGAGCCTCACCACAGAGAGCGTCTAGGAACGCTTCCTGTTTCTCAGTGAGCTGTTTCTTTTCTTCCGCTGCCATTTACTTCAAACCTTTGCCCGATTTAATACAACGACCGAGGGCAGCACACTTATCCGGTGTAGAACATGCAGAGCATGTCTTCATCGCAGTGCCACCCTCAGCAGCTTTTACTTTTTTACTTTTTTTTTAGCCATACCGCCCTTGGACATGGCAGCCTCACCCTTGGAGCGCTTAGAGTACTTAGACTCATCCATCTTGTCCGAAGCAGCCTTGCCCTTAGCCGGCATACCGCCCTTATTATAGCCGGTCTTCTGTACCTTCATGTAGCCGCCATTGGCTGCCTTCACGGAAGCACCACACTTAGCCTTCTTAACCTTCATCTTGGATCACCTCGCAGTTAGCCTGCCTAATGTTTTGTTAACGATACTGACCACGAGCTGTGACCAGCGACTTTTCATCTTTCTTTCAATATCAAGGAATAAAATTACGCGAGGATAACGGGTGTTATTCTCAACGTAGTGTTCGTAGGTATCATCGAAGGCAACGAGATCGTTATCCTTCCACCAGTACTTCTGACCATCTACAGCAATGAAGCATGCAGGATCATTGGGGGACTGTGCGGTGATATGAACCCTGATAGATCCAGCCCAAGGCCCAGTGTGTGCCTTGATTGTTCCTCCGGGCTCCAACACGGAGACCATTGCGAGACGAATATCGCGATGTCTTCGTATTCCTCCGACAAGTCCGGGAAATCTGGGATAAGCATCTCTTCCATACTTGCCGTACCAGTAGATGTAGACCTTACGCCACTTCCCATCATCCGTAAGATCTTCTCCGAAGAAGAGATCCCCTTGGATGGGAGATGACCACTCAACACTAC